CAACTGGCGCAATCCAACGCCAAATCCAAGTCTCCGCCCTTTTCAACCAAGGCAACATCCTCGAAGACAGCTACAAGGAAGAATTTCTAGATTACGACTCAAACGTCCAAGACATCATCGCCACCATCATCTACCGCTCGCTGGACAGCAACGGCACCTTTGCCGTCAACCGCTCGATCACCATCCAGCGCAAGGACACGAATCCGGCAAACGCCATCCTCCAGTCATTCGACGTTTCCGCTTTCGTCACCAACGAAGCCCAAGCGATTCTTTTCGGCAAACTGATGTGTAACACCAGACGTTACGTCCGGTCCGCCATCGAGTTCAAAACCTTCCCCACCACAAGTCCCATCTCCCCTGGCGCATACATCTATGTGGACATCGGCCACAACGCCTGGGACGGCATCACGACTGGCGTCATCGGACCGGGCGGCAAGCTGAACGCTCCAGTGGACAATATCGTCCGTAACGGCAGCTACTCGTTCTTGCTGTACCAAAGCGGCGGTGGCGTGGTGCGAACGACAGCAACAGTCAGCAATGGCGTTGCAACGTCACTGGCATCCCGCGAAGGGCATCTGTACGTTCTTGGTACCAAAGTAAAAACCCGCCGCGTCTACCGCGTCAATGAAGTCCAGATGGACGAAGAGGGCGAAGTGACCATCCGTGGCACGATTTTTCCTTGTGATGCCAGCGACAACTCCTTGATCGCAGATTTCTCAGACAACCTCTTTACTATCCAACGCTAGACTGATCCCATCAAGCTACGCCTGTCATGGCCTTCTTCACCGGGCGCACTGGTGCGTTGTACCTCACCACTGCTGGTTCCGGTGCCGTGACGCCGTCCAGCACTCAGCAAGCCCTTAAGCTCCGCGACTGGTCCCTCGAAACCAGCCTGGAACTGCTAGAAACTACCACCGTCGACACAGCCGTCAAAAGCTATACCCCTGGAGCTGTCAGCTCGACCGGCAGCGCCACCGTCCTGTACTACCGCCGCGAAGGCACCACCAGCACCGAGCCCGGCGTTCAGTTCGATCAGTTTCTGAACAAGCTGATGAAAACAACGTCAGCAGGCGTCACTGAGTCTGATCGCGTTGGCATCATCCTCCGCGTCGGCCAAACGCCTGGATCCAGCGGCGATATCAAAGACGACATCGCCTTCAACGCTTACATCACGAGCGCTTCGATGCAGGTCTCCACCGGTGAGCTGACCTCAGTGGCGATCCAGTTCACCGTCGACGGACCTTTCCGCGAACTCGTTGACGCATGACGTACTTCCTAGGGCAGTACGGCAAGGTCAAACTTCGCCGTAAGGCGGCTGGCACATTCGTCAGCTCAGTTCTGCCTGCAGATGTCAACACCGTCCTAAATCGCGTTGGTTTTGAGGGCTCGGTTGAAAACCTGCTGACCGGAGATCAACTGGTCATAACCACCACAGACGCCCGAGGTCTCGACTTCCTACCCAGCTCCACCTGGCCCGACGGCGGTGGCGCAACACTCAACGAGGTCGTTGCCTACATCAACGTCAATGCGATTGGCGGTGTCCGCCTTTTTGAAACCTTCAGCGCTGCCATCAACAACGACCGCAGCGTCGAGTACCCAGTCGAATCCTTTGCCGGCAGTGCGATCGAGATCTCTGTGCAGATCTACGGTTCCGTGGAGCGCGTCCTTGGTGATGTCCGAGGCTTCAGCTTCAACACCGACCGCGAGTCGCTGGAAACCACAACTATGTCCGACCGCTTCAAGCGGATGTATTCGGCTGGCCTGATCAGTGGCTCCGGCTCGATTGACTGCATTTTCAACGCCACCAACAGCGGCCTAGTCGAAAACTCCTTATTGATGCTGCAACTCATTAACCGCACGGACATCGGCAGCGAGTTTGACTGTTACCTCCAACTCACCGAAGACGAAAACTACCCTGGCGTCCAAGACATCTACTACGAGTTCCAGGCGATGGTCACACGCACTGGAATCGAAGTCACCACAGACCAAACCATCAACTGCGCTATCGACTTTGTTACCACAGGCGAGATCAAGCTCTTGATTGGTGAACCCTCGGGCTACATCCTCAAGGAAGACACCGACCGTTTGCGCCTGCAGCAAAACCTTGACTTCCTCCTCACTGAAGTCACCGACTAAACTGCTAGAAGACTTTGCTGTAGCCGGAGCTGGCGCATGGCTGACCAGAGAATTACGCAGCTAACCCAGCTCTCCGAGGCTGACGTCGCGGCGATTGACGTCCTGCCCATCGTAGACATCTCGGCCAGCGAAACCAAGAAAGTCACCGCCAAGGACCTTTTTGAGGCTGGTGCCACCCTGGCTGACAGCTCCAGCATCGACCTTGTCAAGCTTAACCAGAGCAGCGTCACCAAACTCGGCACCACCGCACTGGCCGACGACGCAATCACCGCCGCCAAACTGGCTGACGATTCCAGCATCCACTACGGCCCGACCGCTCCAGTTTCGGATAATTTCGAGGGCCGAGGCCATCTCGACAGCGCCACCAGCTATCTCAGCATCTGGGACGGCAGCGCCTTCCAGCAGGTCATCGCCCCGACTGCCGGCATCGAGGACCTAGCAGTCACGACCGGCAAACTTGCCGACAACGCAGTCACCACCGCCAAGGTCGACGCACTGGGCCTTGATACCGCAGCCCTGGCTGACAGCGCAGTCACAACCGCCAAAATTGCCGACGACGCAGTCACAGTCGACAAAATCGGCGCTGGCGCTGTCGATACAACCGCCCTTGCCAGCGACGCTGTCACCACCATCAAGGTGGCCGACGACGCGATCACCTACACCAAGATCCAAAACGTCAGCGACACCGACAAGCTGCTGGGTCGCTCCAGCGCTGGCGCCGGTGATGTCGAAGAAATTGCCTGCACCAGTGCCGGCCGCGCTCTACTGGATGACGCCGACGCCGCCGCCCAGCGGACCACGCTGGGGCTTGGCACCCTGGCCACCCAGGATGGCACCTTCAGCGGCACCCACTCCGGCACCACCAGTGGCACCAACACCGGCGACCAAACCATCACCCTGACCGGTGATGTAACTGGCACAGGCACCGGCAGCTTCGCCGCGAGCATCGCGACTGACGCGGTGACCACCGCCAAGATCGCCACTGGCGCAGTCACCACCGACGAACTCGGAGCCGCCTCCGTCACCGGTCCCAAACTGGCCGCTGACTCCAGCACCGTTGTGAGCGGCAACGCCCCCAGCGGCAGCGGCGACTTCGAGGGCCAAGGCTGGATCAACACCAACACCGGCCTCAACTACGTGTGGACTGGTGCTGCCTGGCAGCAAGTCGCTGCCCTGCAGACCATTACCTTCAGCGACACCACCCCGCTGACGTTCTCAGTCACAAAACCCGACAACTTCAGCGCCACGATCACAACTACCCTCGACACCCAAACCGCTGGCACTGTATTTGCTGGTCCAACTACTGGATCAGCCGCAAGTCCAACCTTCCGCGCCCTAGCTGCAACCGACCTTCCAATTGCCGTCAGCGGCACCAATGGCGCAGTCCAACCCGGCACAGGTCTGACCGTCACCGGCGCTGGCGTACTGAATCACACCAACAGCGCTGCTACCGGCACCTTCACCAAAGTCACGATCGACGCCCAAGGTCACGTCACCACAGGCGCCACGCTGAACGCAGCCGACATCCCCAGCCTCGATGCCAGCAAGATCACCACTGGCACGTTCAATTCGGCGTTTCTCTCTGAAAACAGCGTCACCGCCCAGCAGCTTGCTGACTATGGCATTGCACAAGTCAGCGAGACTGCGCCAACACCTGAGTTTGCCGGCCAGTGGTGGATCAACCCTTCCGACCGCTCGGCCTACATCTGGGTTGGTACTGTCGCACCAACACCAAACGGTTACTGGCTGCTGGTCGGTTACGGCAGCCCGACTCAGCTCAACCTGCGCTTTGGCGGCACCTACAACGCAACCAGCAACACCGTCGTCTCACTGAACCAGTACGGCGTCGAGGCTGGTCTGGTCATTGGTCAAGCGTTGACCGCGCCCAACCCGCAAAACAACGGTGTCTATCTGATCGTCACGACAGCTGGCACCGGCACAACACCTGCGCCTGTTGCTTCACTGGCCGCCGGCGACTGGGTTCTCAGCCAAGGCACCGGCGCCAACTGGACAAAAATCGCCGTTGTGTCTGGTGCGACTGGCACCTTCAACGACTACGACATCCTGTCCGACGGCACGTACTTCACGCCGGACATGACCGGTGTGACGGACGTCCGCGACGCCCTCGTTCTGCTCTGGGGCCGCGCCCAGATTGCAACCACCTCCCAGATCGGCGTCGTGCTGGAGTCCACGGAGGTGCTGGTTGACAACAGCACCGGCGAAATGACCATCGGCGTGGTGGACGATGGCACCTACTGATGACGCACCGCACTGAAACTTTTGTCTACAGCGCCGAAAACGTTCCAATCGGCGGTCAGCCTGGTGATGTGTTGCTCAAGGTGCAAAATGCCAACTACTACACCGCTTGGCGCGACTTCACCTACGTCTTTGAAACCTACGATGTAGTTCTTGACGACGGCGAATACTAGACTGGTGCGGTAATCCCCGTCCGTCAGGAGTTAAGGGAATGGCATCCACGCATAAAAGCCTCCGCAGCAGCACTGCCGACAAGCGCCCCACAACGGCAATTGCGGATGGCCAAATTGCGCTGAATACCAATGCCACCAGCCCTGGCCTGTTCTTCAAGGACAGCACTGGCGCGAGCATCATCAAAGTCGGCCCTGTCCATGTTGGCTCGACTGCACCAAACGTCAGCCCGGCAGTTGGCGGCAGCAGCGGCAACAGCACCGGCGAAGTCTGGCTCGACAACTCCCTGACCCCAGTCGGCGTCAAGATCTGGAACGGCAGCGCTTGGGTTAATGCCACCCCGGCCGGCAGTACCACCGTCCAAGGTCTGCTGGAACTTGCCACTGATGCCGAAACCCAAGCCGGCAGCGATACTGCTCGCGCTGTAACGCCCGCCAGCCTGCAGTCGAAAGTCAGCGATAGCACCAGCACCACCAGCTCAACCACGATTGCCAGCAGCACGGCAGTCAAGAGCGCTTATGACCTGGCGACCGCTGCAGTGCCAGCATCCGGCGGCACCGTTACCGGCAACCTGGAGATCGGCAACACTGGCAGCCTGAGTTTTGAAGGCGCCACCGCCGACGGCTTCGAGACCACCATCGCCGTCACGGATCCAACCGCTGACCGCACGATCACGCTACCGGACACCACCGGCACCGTCGTCACCACCGGCGACACCGGTACCGTCACTAGCACAATGATCCTTGACGGGACCATCGTCAACGGAGACATCAACGCATCAGCCGCCATTGCCCATAGCAAACTGGCCAATATCACCGCTGGATCGGTGCTGCTCGGTAATGCCACCAACGTCCCGACCGCCACTGCACTGACCGGTGACGTAACCGTCAACAGCAGCGGCGTTACGGCTATCAGCAGCGGCGTGATCGTCAACGCTGATGTCAACGCTTCGGCTGCCATCGCTGGCACCAAGATCAGCCCCGACTTTGGCAGTCAGACCATTACCACCACTGGCGTAGTTAGTGCCGCCCTTGGCGCTGCGGCCACACCTAGCATTAGCTTCACTGGCGACCTGAATACCGGCATCTATAGCCCCGGCGCCGACCAAGTAGCCATCTCAACTAATGGCGCTGGGCGGTTGTTTGTTGATGCGAGTGGGGGCATCTCCATAGGCGCATCATCCACTCCTGGTGCTCTCCTTGGAGTCACCAGGGGAGCTGCATCGCTTTTAGATCTACATAGAACAGGTGTTGCCGGCGAGGCGCGGCTTAATTTTTACAACGATAATAGCGCGTCAGCGGCAACAGTTGCAGGACGCATTGCAGGCTTGCTAACGACTACAACGGCGGGCTCTGAGTCAGGAGCCTTGCTGTTTGTAACTAATAATTCCGGAACCGTTGGCGAACGTGCCCGCATCACAGCCGAAGGCCGCTTAGGTCTGGGGACTAGTAGCCCTGCTGAATTGCTACATGTGAGTGGTGGCAATATACGATTTGGCTCTACAGGTTTCATTGGCGAAGATAGTTCCGTTTCGCCAGCGCTCATTAGCATAGGCGTAAATCCTGGATCTACATATACTGTTACAAGAGATATTCAATTTCTTGCCAATCCAGGTAGTGCTTCTTCTAGTGTTTTAATGACAATTAAAGGCCAAACAGGCCGAGTAGGGATTGGCACTGCTGCGCCCAGCACAAAACTAGACATCCGCGAAGATTCTGCTGGAAGCGTTGTATCACTGCTCAAATTAAATAACAATGCCGCGATTGCAAGCGGCAAAGGAGTAAAGATTGAATTCGGCCTTTCCGATAACTCGAATGCTAGTGCTCGTGGATATATTGAAAATGTCCTAGACGGTTCCAATGGAACGTATATGGCTTTTGGCGTCAACGATGGCGCAACAGGAACTTTTGAAGCTATCAGAATTGACCGGAATCGACGCCTGTTAGTTGGCACGTCTTCTGCGTCCGGCAATTCGCTTTTTCAGGTAGAAGGGAATATTCAACACGAAGGAGCCATCTATTCGTATGCGTCTAAGTCATGGTCTACGGCGGCAGCGGCAGCCTTGTTTGATGTCAAGATGTCTCCTGGACATTGCGGCGCAGTCCTCAACTGGATAATGGTCGATGCTTCGGCCCCAAACGGAGTCAGGACCGGCACTTTGACGATTGCTGTTAGAGGATCAGGTAATACCAAAATCGGAGTGGTTGTTGGCCAAGTTGACGGAGCGGTTGTCACAAGCGGCACAGTCTCAACGCTTACTTGGTCTGCTGCGATCAGCTCAAACGAAGTGCGACTTACTGCAACGCCAAGCACAGACAGCGGAACAGCAACTGTTTATCTATGGGGATCCAGCCCGTTCTTCACAAGTGATGGAATCACCGCGCTCTAAACTGTAACGCTTGAGCCCTCTTAACCCTACTCACTAGACACCCGTCCTAAACTCCTACCATCACCCATCAACTCATGGCCACCACCTTTACTTGGCACATCGCCAACCTAGAGCGCGAGACCGCCGACGGTTTTGTGATGACCGCCCACTACACTGTCACTGCCGAAGACGGCACCTACAGCAGCGGTGCATACGGATCGCTGGGCTTTGAGCGCCCCGACAAGCTGATCCCGTTTGCTGACCTGACCGAAGAGCTGGTGATCGGCTGGGTCAAGGATGCCTTTGGCGCTGAGAAGGTAACCGAGATTGAAGCCGCCCTGCAGGCGCAGCTTGACGAGCAGCACCATCCCAGCAAGGCAAGCGGAACGCCGTGGCAGTAAAGGCAAAGGCCGGCGCCGCGCGGATCGAGCACCAGCCCGGTCCGCCAAAAACTACCCGTCAAGGGTATGGGCAACGTAGCCGTCCCCGACGCAGAGGTAAGAAACCTTTGCGCGGGCAGGGTCGCTAAACTGATTACATGATCGAGGTCATCGCTGCTATTGCTGGAGCGTCGATCTCCGTTGCCGCGATGGGCGCGATGGGCTTTAGCCGTCGCAACGATGAAGCACGTGAAGCTGTAATCAGACTGACCGCTGCCGTGGAGCATATTGCCACCCAGTTAGAGGTGCTGCATACGGACATCAAGGAGGACCGTAAGGAAACTTTTTCACGTCTTAATGGCGTGGAGCAGCGAGTAACTATGCTTGAAGCGCGTCCCCGTTGCTGAAGACTCGTGAGCGGCGTCGTCGATTCCCGTGACATCGGACAAGGATTTACGATCGACCGCCT